GATGAGTTGTATAAAGTAGCTGATAAGCTCAATGCATCTATTGAAACGGTAGACAAGAAAATAGACTATGAGGCTTTAAACGGTAGAAATAAAGCTGATAGTTTGTATTCGGTGTTGGTTGGAATGGATATAAAGAGTTCAAGTGACTTTATGAACAAGAATCGGGAGTTCATGAAGAGATTGATGCGTCTTAATAAACAAGAGAAAGACATAACATTAAATGCCTTGGGTGTTGATGTTACGGGGGATAGTAATACAGTAACTAATGAACATGTTAGACATTATAAGCATGTTGGCGATAATGACTATTATGAGGGTTATGCAAAAACAATAAGGCAAAACCAACTGATTGGTGATGAAACAACATCAATGCAACTTGAATCTTCTAATCATTTCAATTATTCAGGTTTACATAATGATTTGTATTCAGTAACACAAAATTTATATCCTGATGATGAGAATAGTGGAACGTTCGCAAATAAGTGGATAGTTGAAAATCGAAATAGTTTGCTGTATAAAACAAAGAAACTATTTAATTCAAAGAAAATTAAAACGATAATTTCAAGATTTCACACTGACCCTAATACAATTCCATCACCTCTTGATAATGCAAAATCTAAATATGGGCTTTCACATGGAAGAAATCTTTTGACAAAAGATGCTGAGATAGGGTATAATAGTAGTTATCGTAGTGGTTACGATGACCCTTATTGTCGTGTGTGGACACATCATCATCAATATGATAGATATTATAAAACAATTAGACCATTTTCTACTGTTGATAGTCAAGGTAATTATGAGGGTAGAATTTCTGTGGAAGATTTTCACCAATGGGGTCAATTTTCTGATGATAAAGATGGTACGACAAGAAATCAATGGGGTTGGAAGAAAGAGTCTAATAATGGATGGCAATATTCTGTTCTTCAAGATAATGGCATGGTGAATATAACACCAAAATATATACATGGTGAAGCATCTAACATTCATACTAAACAATGTATGTTTTCAATTGAAAACCTTGCTTGGAGAGGGTATGACCCATATAGTTTTGAACAAGCATTATCTTGGGAACAGCGTGGCCCATTGGGTGGTCGTATTATGTGGTTCCCTCCTTATGGTATTAAATTTAATGAAACAACTACAACACAATGGAGTACTAACACATTTTTAGGAAGAGGTGAAGATGTTTATACTTATACTAATACAACAAGAACGGGTACACTATCATTTATGTTAGTTGTTGACCACCCCTCTATTCTTGATTATGTAACGTGGAGCAATGAAAATCGTCATCAAGTAAGTGATACAGACCTTTTAAGATTCCTTGCAGGATGTGGTGAGGGTGATGGTGGAGGTCCAGGTGGTGCAGGTGGTTTAAGAGGATTAGCAAAACCAACGCCATTGACCGACGAGTACACACAAATACATGATAAAGTTAAAAAACAAGAAGAAAAACCAAAAACTGAACAACCGACACCTGAAGAGGAAAAGTCTGGTGTAAAACAAATTTGTTTTTACGTTTTTTATCCAAATAACTATAGTGGTACTTATGATAATAAATGGTCTAACGAATCGCTTGATGGAAGACATTTTGATGCAACGTCTAAAGTAGAAGCTATACCGTATTTGCTTACAGGTAAAGGGGCACAAAAATCTAATGGGGCTATTGGAGCACCGTTTGGATATGATATAGAATTGAATGAAGACACTACTGATACAACTCACATGGGAAATGGATATGAAATGGGAAGGGGTGGCTTAGGAAAAGAAGCAAATAATTATATTTCAGGTACTGATCGTTTTCATAACATTAAAGATAAGACAGGTAGACGCTATTGGACAGGTTTAGGTGGTAAGAAAGGTCAATCAAGGAGTCAAAAATATACAACAGGTAGACCGAATCCGAAGACTTGCAAGAAATGGTATTATAGAATTGATGGTAGATACGTATTACCACAGAGTACTATCGAAGAAAAGATGCATTATTATAATCAAAAGTTATTAACACCTGAATCATATGTTGATGGTACAGATTTTGGTTTAAATAAAGACATTAAAGTGGTATATGATAATTTTAAAGACCAAATTGAAGAGGATACTGAGAATGAAGGGTTATATAAATTAAAAGGTGAGGATGATAGTTATGTGTTCACACTTGCAGAAATTGCATATGTTCTTTACGGTGGATTTGGTAATAAAGACGGTAAATCTAAGGTAATGGCTGAAAGGTGTAACATAGATGGAAATAATAATTCACGTATTGATAAGTTAAAAGAGTTACTTGAATTTGGGGCAAATGGTGCTCTTACTTCTATTTTTGGGGAAGGGTATGCAAGTGCCCATGGCTATGTTGAGACAAATAAAGTATTGGGGGAAAATCGAGCAAGAACAGCAACATATTGGCTTAAGCATTTATTAAATGATTATTATGGCTTTTCTGCAAACTATAATGCAAAATCCATTGAAGGTGGTATTGGCAAAAAAGATGTAGATGATAAAGTAATGAAGGGTCAAGAATGGATTATTTCTTCGGCTAATGGTGAGGATAAAATTAATGCAAAAAAATGGAGATATGCAAGAGTAATAATTAAGTTTACAGGTGAAGGTAAAGTTAAGGCTGCTGAGGCAAATAATACAGGAGTTACTTCTAATAATGTTAATGAAGATAAAACTAAAACAGAAGGTGATAATAAAAACCTTGCGAATAATAAGGGTGGAAAATCAAATATTGGATTTAACCCAACCAATGAAAAATATACCGATAAAGATGGAAAACAATATCCAATATTCGAGGATACTACTGATAAAAAGAAGAAGTGGTATCTGAAAGATGGTGAATATATATCAATTTCATATATGAATGAAGAGTATAGTACACCTGTTGCAAGATATGGCAATGGAAAAACAGATGAAAACCGTTTAAGATATGACCAAGAATATCATTTCTTTAAGGTTTTAAAACAAACAGACCCTCTTGTTTATAGTAGTTTGATGGATAAACTACAATATTTTGACCCTGCTTTTCACTCAATGACACCTGAAGGCTTCAATGGTCGTTTAACTTTCTTACAACAATGTATGCGGCAGGGTAATACAGTAAGTGCCTCAGATGGTAAATTTGCCAAGAGTTCAAATAACCTTGCATTTGGTCGAGCACCATATTGTGTGTTAAGATTAGGTGACTTCTATAATCAAATGATTGTAATTGATAGCTTAACTATTGACTATGACCCATTAGTTTGGGATTTAAATGTTGAAGGTGCAGGTGTACAGCCATTGATTGCTAATGTAAATATTGGGTTTAAATTTGTTGGTGGTGGTGATATGACAGGTCCTGTTAGAAGATTACAGAATGCAATGTCGTTTAACTATTATGCAAATGCTCGTCTTTATGATAACCGTGCAGATAGAATTGAGAGAAATTGGTCACATAAGACAAACGGTGCAATACAGCATGACGAGATACTTGATAAAGAAAAGAGAGATGATGACTTTAAGGCAACTTATCAAGATGGTAAAACTGTTTCACAATTCTACACAACAAAAATGTATGAATAATGTTAAATAATTTTTGAAAAGTATGGCAAGAATAAAATATTTTGATAGGTATAAAAGATTAAGAGGGGGTGGGCGTTTTAGAGTAATCCCTTTAATAAATTTAAAGGTATATAATACAGACTTGTATATTACATTTGATAAGGCAAAGATGCGTTTAGATAATATAAGTTACAAGTATTATAGTTCTCCTGATTACGCTTGGTTGATTATGTTAGCTAACCCACATTTAGGGAGTTTGGAGTATTTAATTCCTGATGGCGCACGTATGAGGATACCATACCCACTTGATACAGCATTAAGTCGATATGAAGTTGAAGTGAACACCTTTTTGGAAACAACACCATAATAATAAAATAATAAGGCTTCCTATTTGGAACTCTTATGTTTTTGTGGTAAAATACATTTGATGTAAAATAAAAGTTATGGAAGAAGTTTTAGCGAATATAATTACGAGTTCAAATAAATTGAATTTTGAGTTACCAATTAATAAGTGTCGAGATATAAGTTGTCGAGATGAAAAATTACCTACACTCATTATTGGGTATGATTTGGCAAAGAAATACATTAATGGTTTCAACATTTTGAAGAAACACTATCCTGATCAGAATCTATATTGGACATTTAAGCGTACTGAACGCGGTGTAGACTATGAAAATGATTTAAAAGAATTTTATACGACAGTCATTACAGAGTTTTGTGATAGAAACAAATACACTTTTATTGATTTAATCAAACTGAATTTTGAAACGGCAAAAAAACTAATAAAATTTGCTAAATCAGATGAAAAAAAATTAATTTTTAATGAGAACAATCGCTTCTTATATGTTTATTGTGAGAAATATAGTACGGTCTTCGGTTTTTCATTGTCGACAAGTAAGTTTTTCGGAATAAGTCATAAGAAAATTTTAAATTTGTTTAATGGCAATGAAAATAATAAATTTATTTATGATTTTACAAACATTCCATACACAGTAAAGCATATTATTGGGGAAAAAATTGATAAATATATGGTGCTCAACAAATATTTTGAAAACTAAACATATTTATTTAAAAGTTTAGGTTATAAAATATGGCAACAATGTTTATTGGTAAAAATATTCGTAGAAGAGTTGTAAAACCTATAAATAATTCTGTTAAAAACAGAAATTATGAGTTAGAGTCTATTGCAAATGGTGAAGCGCCAAATTCTAAAGTTAAGGTAGAAAAGAATAATAAAGGTCTTTATGAAAGAACAGAAAACAGTACCATTCTATTAACTGAAGACAATAAAATGCTTTTGAACGACTAAGATGAAAAAGAATGAGGACTTAATAAAAAAATTCAACCTAAGTGAGGCTGTGAAACGTATTCAAAAGATTAATGAATATAGTTTTTACGACGCTACTATGGTAGAAGATGAGCAAGACCCTAACGATACAGGTGGTGAAATGCCTCCTATGGATGAACCACAGGGGAATGATATGGGTGGTGAAGCAAATCCAACGGGTAATGAGATGCCACCTATGAATGAACCTCAGAATGGTGATATGGGTGGTGATTCAAATGATATGGGTGATGAGATGCCCCCTATGCCTGATGCGCAAGGTGATGATTTGGCTGACGATTTTGGTGATGATATGGATATTGAAGATGTTGAGATGGACACAGAACAGCCTGGTGATGAAGTTGTTGATGTGGATGAATTAACTCAGTCTCAAGAAGCCACTGAATTTAAGGTTGATAATGTTGATGATAAGTTAAACAAGGTTCTTGACGTAATTTCTAAATTTAAGGATGCAATTGCAGCAAACGACCAAAAGATTGAAGACCTTAAACATGAATTTGCTAAGAGAAACCCAACGGCAGAGGAAACACTTAATTTGAGGTCGTTGGCTTCTTATCCATTCTCTGAACGTCCTGATAAATATTGGAAAAAACAACAAGAGGAACATCCAAATTATAATGTAATTAGTGATAATGATGTTTCTACCTCAGATGAACAGGAAGAATTTGAGATAAGAAAAAGTGATCTTGATAATTTTAATGAACGAGACATATTAAAGTCTCTTGGTGAGAATCATATAAAATTAAGTGATTTCTTACAGTTTTAAATTATATTATTTTAATAAATCAAAGTTGTAGGTTAACTGCAACTTTTTTACATGTAAAATTGTTTTTAAGTAAAAAAAGTAGTACAATTACAATATAACAATAATAAATTTATTTTTTAAAAATGGGAAATTTTAATGGTAATGTAAGCGGTAGTGTCGTTGAAGATTCATTAGTATCTAATAGCACGAACACACAGAAAAAGAATGATTTTGATGCTAAAAATTATTTAGACACAAAGTTGGAAAATGGACAAAATGAAAGAACAATTAAGATTAGAATTTTGCCTGTAAGTAGTGAAGATGGGAACTTTAGAATTGCGGTCAAAACGCATAATCTTAAAGTTAGTCCACGTATTGCAAAGAGTGGTTTTAAATCTTTCCTATGTATTAATGATCCGCAAGTGCCTGATTATAATTCGTCGGTTAAATGTCCAATTTGCGAAAAGGCTAAGTATTATTTTAATGAGGCAAATAAGTGCTATGAGACTGATAAAGTAAAATCTAAGGCTCTGTTTAAAAAAGGGTGCTCTTTAAAGAGTAAGGTAACTTATATCGTTCGTGTTATTGAACGTGGAAAGGAAAATGAGGGTGTTAAATTTTGGAGATTTAACGAGAATACCCAAGGTAAAGGTATTTATGATTCATTGATTGCGCTATATAAGCAACGCAAGAGTGATATGGAAGAAGCAGGTGAACATAATTATAATATTTTTGACCTTGATAATGGACGAGATATTATTCTTAATTTGAAGAGAACTGAACGTTCAGATGGAAAAGAGGGTATTGCTGTATTGATTACTGACCAATCAATTAACAAACCGCTAACCAAAGATATTGAACAAGGAAATGCTTGGATTAATGACGTAAAGAAATGGTATAATGCGTATACAGTAAAATCACATGATTATCTTTCAATCATTGCTGATGATATGATTCCTTATTTTGATAAGAGTGTCGGAAAGTTTGTTGCAAAGACCGAAGATGATTTCTTGGAAGCAGAAAAGAGACGTAATGAAGCAAAAAAGAATGCTGATACTATAATTGAAGCAGCTTCAGAAGTTTTAAATGAACAACGTACAATATCTTCCGAACAAACAGGTATGCCAATTATGATGGATAATGAAGAAGATGAGGTCGATTTACCGTTTTAAGATGTAATAAGAAAAATAAAATGTCATAATCTATACCATGTGGGTTAGAATATATGAAAAAACATAATGAAAATAACAAATAAAAATTAATTTATGGCACAACCAATTAAAAAAGGTCAAACAATTAAAAAAAGTGGGCTTGGTGCTTTTAAAGAAAAGATGGGTCTCAATGTGAAAGAAGGAGAACCTATTAAAGTAAGTAATGCAAATAAACCACAAGAATGGATTTTGATGCCAAAGTCATTTCAAGATGTCACTAAGTTGCCTGGTATTCCTCAATCAACCGTTATTAGTGTAATTGGACATAGTAATGTTGGTAAATCAACACTAATCAATCATGCAATAGTTAGTGCTCAGAAGCAGGGATTAATTCCTGTTATTATTGACACTGAAAATGCTTTTTCATTCCAATATGCTATGCAAATGGGGTTTGAAGCTGAGCCAATCTATGGTGATGTTGAGATTGAGAATGTTGATCCTGAAACGGGTGAAATTACGACACATATTGAAAATAGAATTGTTCAATGGGATGGTAATTTTTTATACTATAATAATGCAATTCTTTGTGACCAATTTGGGGATTGGGATTATTCATCAGGAAATAGAACAAAAACAAAGAGAAAGACTGCTGTAATTGAAGATGTTGCAATGTGTATTAATACACTACTTGATGCACAAGAAAATGGGGATATTAATCAAGGATTCTTGTTTGTGTGGGATAGTGTTGGTTCTGTTGGTTCATTTAAAGAATATAAAGCAGCAAAAATATCAAATGCAATGTG